TCGTCCCAGGTTAACTCATCTTCTTCAACTTCTTCGATGTCTTCGATTTCATTATCTTCATCGCCGTCATGGGGACCTTCCCATTTAGCTAATTCTTCTTCAGCTAAAACTATGCTATAGCCTCTTTTGTGAAGCCATTTTCTAGCTTCTTCAATATCCTTAATATCTTCAGGTATAATACTGCTCATAATTCTCTCCTTAAATAAAAAAGGGGAGGCAGCCCGCCTCCCCCTAAAGTAGTTAGTAAATAACTAGTCGCTATTAACCAGCTTCGATTGTAACAGCGTATGGGTACTTAGTTGCATCCAATGCGTTATTTGAATTAGTAGTCAGTGCTTTAAAGTCAAAACGTGTTGACATATACATAGCAGTGACTTGCTGGCGTGGTTCATATTCACTCTCGATCTCAATCCCACGTCTTTCGGCAATCATAAAGCCTGGCTTATAGAGTAATACTCCGATATCGTTATTAGATGATCCTACATTATCTAAGAACTCAGTAATTGCTATCGGTATACCATATACGGCACCAACAGAACCTGTTAGATATGTTGCATTTGGACCAAACTTATCAACTGTCTGGAAGTCTGAAGTAGTTACTAAGTTATTATAACCTTCAATAGTAGTTAAGTATACTAAGTCGTTACCTAACTGAAGACCATATTTACCTAGCTTGGTTCTTGCAGATGCGATATCTGATGGATCAGCTTTATCATTTCCTGAACCAGTGTCTACTGTAAGGCCTGCACCTACATCGCCAGTTAAGTTGGTAATACCTTCGATAACAGATGCGTAACCTGTACCTGCAGTAATACTGTTAGTTGGTGATGCTGTGAAGCCTGTTAGCGCTCCAGTACCACGTAAGATTGACTTATCAATTGCACGAGCTAAACGACGTGTAGCTGCTGCACGTAAGAAGTCTAACAACGGAAGGACTGTATCCTCTTCCTCATCTTTTGCAAGGTGAGTAGTTGCCATAAACTTATGCGGTGTAAAGTCTACAGATGAAATTGTATTTTGGTTTGTAGTTGGTACTCTTGTACCGTCTGCAATACCTGTAGCAAATGTTCCTGATGCAAACTGTGCTACATCTCCATCTGTATCCTCGTCTGCAACTGGTACTCTAAAAGTCTTAGCGTCCACTGCAATACGATTGAATAACGGAGCAACAACTAATTGCTGTTCCATCTCAGTGTAAATGTTACTTGAGAAATTGCTTAAAAATTGATCAACTGTTGTAACAGCTTTCATCTTTGCGCCCATTTTGGTGTCAAATACGTCACGCTTATTCAACATTTTTGCAATTAATACAGCGTTTGCCATATCTTTTTCTGAAAATTGAGATTTATTTCTCTGATTTTCTTGATATTGCATCTTAGAACGTTGTAACGCTGCAATTTCCTCTTGATATTTGCTCATCTGTGCTTTCATCTCTGCTACTTGCTCAGATTCACGTGAAGTTTCTGCCTGTGAGTGTGTTTCTTTCACAATCACCTGCTGATCTGCGGCTTCAGCCTCTTTAATGATAGCTTCACCAGTTTTTTCTACTAGCTCTGCAACTTGAGGTTCAGACACTTCTGCTCTGGTTGGAGCAGCTTCTTTTTTGATCTCTTCACTGGCCTTCTTTTCAGTTGCGCCTGTGTCGAGAACTATTGGTGTATCTACGACTTGCTCAGCCATGTCATTCTCCTTTGTAGATTTTATGTGAAGCTCTTGAGACTGATCTTCAGATCCTTCGTCTTCACTAGCTTTAGTTTCGATTTTTTCGACTTGTGAAATGTCGTCTGCCTTCACATTAAGAACATTATCACAGTCTTGACCGTCTGCGTCAACCTCTAAAAATTTAAAGATTGGACTTTGGCCCGTTGCGATTTTAGTAACCCTAAACATTTTTTCGTTGTAATTAACCAAATCACCATGCTGAAGTTTATCCTGATCAGCTGAGAGTAAGTTGACCATTGGAATAGACTCGTTAGGATCTCTTGCTTCAAGTACTTCTTCCTCATCTTCCTTTTCTTCAACTTCTTCAGTAACTTCTTCGGTTTCAGCTTTGGCTTCAACGGGTTCTGTTGTCTCAGAAACTTCCTCTGACTTCTCCTCAACTTCAGCATCAGTTTTCACTTCAACTTCCATTTCTTGAGGTTCTTCAGATTTAATCTCTTCAACTACTTCTTCTTTTTTGTCTTGAGACATTGCTTCCTCCTCAGATGGACTAAAAGGACGTTCACTAACAGACTCCTCATCATCCATGTTATGAATTGGAACACCCATCATTGTGATTGAATGAGAGTGACCCTCAGCTTCCATCACGACTCCGCCCATAACTTTATGAGCGTGGTTGGACATATGAGATGCGTATGTAGTAACTCCGTTTCCTTGGTCATCCATTTCAACGGTATGATAATGTCCATCCTGTACATCGGTGATTCCAGCTTTTATACTACGCATCATCTTAATTTCTTCTTCATTAGCCGTTTCAAACGACTTTGTAAATTCTTTATAATCTTTTTCGGAGTCAAAACTTTTACGAATTGAAAATAGTGAATCTTGATTACAAGGAACACTAACCACTGATATTTCCAAAAGTTCAACATCAGTAATCATCATTGTATCATCATTACTATTATATTTTCCATCTTTGACTCGGAAACCTACAGAAAAACTTTTTAAAGCGCCATCTTTTATTAAAGTCTGAACGCCATGATTTTTTTCTGCTGCTTCGCTAACAGCGGCTTCAACAAAAATGCCCTTTTTATCGACTGTAATTTTATCTACCCTACCAATGGGGTTATCATGTTTGTGTTGATAAAGTAAAACTGGGTTACGCCTATAATTCTCTACACCTTTTGCCCATGCTTGTGCAGTTACTACGTCGCCTGCGCGATCTTTAGCAATTGTATTAGCATATCCAGCAATTTTAAGAGATTTTGAACCCTTTTTGTAGGACTTAGTCTCGAAAGCACTGTTTAGGTATAATGTTTTATTAGTTTTCATTATTTGCTTCCTCATTTTCTTCAGGTGTTTCTCCGTCTTGCGGTCTTCCACCTTGGGTGGCGTCAGTTGCGCTACCTGTAATGTTCTGTGGTATTCTTATACTATCATTATTTTCGAGTTTTGGAAATCTTAATCCCTCACGAGCTTCATTTGGGGTTATAATTCCTGTATTTACCAGAGTTGAATAATAAACTGCTTGAGTCCTATTGTCTGGCTGTAATGCAGGAACTTTTAATCTATCTGGTCTGATTGTCACTCCATTATTAAAGAAATGACTAAATGCTGAACAGAATTGTGTAAGCATTGGGATAACAGTATGTAAATAAAATAACTTTTGATTAGCATCAATATTAGCATTATTTCCAGATTTTAATAATACATATGGAACTCCTAATGCCTTTGCCATATCTTGTTGTATTCTTTCAATTGAGTTTTCAAAATCTAACTGTTCAAAAGATTTAGTTGAAAATTCGTCTATCTTAAGACCGCCATCTAAAATAGCAGGATTTCTAGCGCCATCAAAAATCGTTGTATAAGTTGATCTCCAAGCCTCAAGCAATCTTTGTTTTACTCTTTGTGAAAGTATAGAGTCAGTAGTGAGTACAAATCCTGGCACTGCATTATTCTTAAAAAATTGTCTTTGAAACTTAATCATATAATGATATAGTTCCATTAATTTTAAAAGTGGTTTTAATTTAGAAGTACCTCTAAAAATAGATTGATCATTTTCCGCCATCACTTGAATTACTTCTGAAGTGTCAAATTGAATAGCTTGATCTTTTCTAGTTTGTTTGCCTGCACCAAAACCATAAAAGTCTTGAGATTGCTGATTAGATATCATGTAGTTATAGTGAGAAATAAAGGCTTTTTCATCTGGTACTACTTCGACATCATTGGCAGGAAGTAAATATATATCATTCCCATCGTAATAGAAAAAAGCATTACCGTCTAATAAAAAGTCTAAAAAGGCTCTTCTAAATAATCTAACTCGGTCTTCAAAAGGATTAGGTCTAATGTTTAAAAGTTTATTTACTTTTTTAGCAGGAGTGGCTCCCTCAACAATCATCGGTATTTCAATACAAGCATTAATAATCATATCTACAGATCGATGAACTACTTCTATTTCTCTGTAGGCTTGTTCAAAGTCAACTATAGTCTCAGGAGAGGCGTAAGGTTCTAATGAAGCAATTGAGGGTTGAGCAGGATTAAGTTTTAACCTATCCGCAACCCATTTTCTAAAACCTTTTATTTCTTCGTTATCTGCCATTTTTTGCCTTTTGAATCTCTAACCAATTTTTAATTTTAGGTGCTAGATGATTTGAATAAGTTTGTCCGTATATTGAATGTAATTGTTTATGGTGAGTATTACACAAAGTAAATAAGTGCTTATGACTTAATTCTTCTTCAAGATCATTAGCAAATTCAATTCTTAATTTTTTTATGTAGTCTACGTCATCAATGGCATTAATTTTATTTTTAACGCACCATTTATTAAACAATTCGCTTATACTTAATAAGTGATGTAACTCTAATTTTTCTTTAGACCCACAAATATAACATTCATCACGAAGTTTATAATCTTTTTTTATAAAATCTCTAATATATTTTATAGGAAATCTTTTTAATTGATTCATAATACGATAATTTGACCCTGCTACCAAGTTAAATTTTTAAATTTTTCTACAACATTCCATCTCATCAAAAAATGTTCAGGATTCTTGTTTAGTCCAACATCCCCTTCAGGTAAATTTAAGACTTTACCGCTGACCGTCTTAAGTTTATTAAGATTCAATGCCTGCTTAATCCAATAACTAATCATTATGTCGTCACCTCTGTCTGGGTATCCAGCATTAATAATTTTATTATTTATTAGATTTAGTATGTTTTGTTTTACAAGTATAGCAGCTCCAACTAAAAAGTCAACATAATGATCCACACACCAATGATCTTTTAAGTCTTGGTATGAATTTGCTTTTGTAACACCGCTTTTTCCGTATATGCCCACAATTGGTTCATCTAACTTTAGCATTTTATCGATTAAATTTTTATGTGGTAAAATATCATCATCTAAAATTAGCTTAAACTTCTCTGGGTATTGAAAACATCGTACCCATCTTTCCATACACTTTAAATTATTTGCATTATTTATTATATCAATAGTTTTATAATTTTTTCCAGATTTAATATCTATGCCAGGTAGTTGAATGTGTTCCTTAGGGTTGTTATTTATTATGGTTATAGGATAAAAACCTTCAAATGCTTTAATAATTTTTAAAACATTATTTGGTCTTTTGTAGTTTAAAATAATTAATCTAACCGTGGGCATAAATTGAAATATTACTCATTTTTGAATGTGTATAAATAGCATAGCGTATAGCATCACAAGGGTGAGATGTCCAATCATGAACTGGCTTTGGTGTTTCAGTATTTGGATTCCACCTGTAAGAACTCATCGCGGAAAAACAATGGCTTGATCCTAAAGTATCAAAAAATAAATTATTTTGTTCTATTAAAACTTGCAAATAATTAATACCATCATTTACTGATTTTACAGCATTTTCACAATATATATCATAATCATAGGCAAAATCTGCCTTTAACTGTTGAGCGGCTGAATCAATATAAATTGTATCAATACTCCACTCTTCCATTTTTTCTTGTATTCGTGTAGCAAGTTCTGATGTGGTAGACTCCTTTGAGACATATTCATCAATAACATAATAACTTTTACCATCAAATCCAATCACTACAAAGACATTATCATCTCGATAACCCACATCCAATCCAGCTATAACTTCAGAAAATCGTTCGCCCACATATTCACCAACGTGCTTTCCTTCATCAAGAGATTCATATATCTGTGCTTCAGTGGTTGTCCACTCACATTCATACTCTTGTGCAAACAAGGCACGAGATACTGCACGTCTTGCTTCTTTAACATCATTCTCCGAAAGTAACGGATTCGATCTCCAAGTAAATAAAGCTGATCCCCAATCTGGGTACTCTTGATCAGAGCCTCGAAGATAATAATTATATAGGTAATTACCTTTACCACGAGGAGTTGAAATCCATAAACAGCGAGAGTCTTTAAATGTAGATAATGCAGGTCGTAAATCTCGAGTAAAATACTCTTCATTTGGAATTATAGCAGCTTCGTCTACTATTAATAAATTTGCAGCTCTACCCACTAAGGAGTCTCGGTTATTAGCGGATAAAAGTCTGAACACTGATCCGTTTATTAATCTAACAACTTTGTCTTTTTGGTTAAAACGATCTACTTCAATTTCCAATTGTTTGATTAAGTCTGTTACATAATCCCATATGATAGATGAAAGAGAAAAGTTAGGAGCAACAACCATTACTTGTTGACCTGGTTCTAACAATTTACCAAAAGCTAATATGGCAGCTGCATAAGACTTACCTGTTCGTCTAGCTGCTATGTGAACAAAAAATCTATTTTCATTCAGACCATCGATCATGGCTTTTTGAGATTCATTAAATTGTACGGGGGTAGGTAACTTGGTGAGGAGTTTATCTATACTTAATCTGAAAAAACTCATTTAGGAAACATATTAATTATCATAACTATAAAGGCGGTTACGCTTGCTATTGCACCGCCAACCCAGAGAAGAGTTTTTAATGAGGTTCTACCTTTAGTTGCCAACTCACTGACCCCATTAACCTTATAATGCATAGCTTTTAACTCGCCTCTGATTTCATTCATTGTTTGCATAATATTATTATAACGCTCTTCGCATACGGCTTCATGAGCCGTCATGTTAGCTTTATTAGATTGTGAACGTTCATGCAATCTATCTAGCTCACCTTGTATTTGATCTAGTTCCCTAACATTATCCGCCATTGTATACTCTATGTTTTGATAATATACTGAACAACTTGAGAGGGTAATGTTGTATTTACAGTAAATGCATCAATAGTTAATGCAGGAATAGAGTGTGTATGCGCTGACGTATTGACTGCAGTAACAGCAGCAGCTGTCGAGGAGTCTTTAGCTGAAGATGCAAAGTTTGAAGTTGAAGTAGATATCGACTGTGTAGTAGAACCTGTAGTTCCGGTCGGTGTCGTAGCATTGTCTTTTGAAGCTGAAGCCATAACAGCTGAAGCAGCTATACCTGTAGTAGCGGCACCCATAGTGTCCATATTTGTACCCTTTCCTAGTGGAACACGATCTCTTAAATCTGGTACATTAAAGTTACCTGAACCGTCTCCTGTTCCAAAAGAAGTTCCAATGGCAGCAAACAGTCTTGCATACGTTGTTCTGCTTACCGCAGCATCGTTACATGCTAAAAACCCTGTTGGGGCACTTGCAGCTCCAAAAGCTACAATAGTTCCTGATGGAAGTAGTTCTATACCACCTGCAGCTGAACCGTCATGTAGTATAAGAGCATCGGTATCAGTATCAACTGTAATTTCTCCGACTGCTCCTGTAAATGAATTATTTTGAGACGTTGTACCACGTCTAAATTGTAATTGAGTTGGCATTTCTCATTCTCCTTAAATTAAGATAAAGCACCTAAATCTTCTGTATCCACTGAACCTGTAGGTTGGGATAACATATCAAAAGTTGTCAAACCTGCTGTAACTTGTCCAAACGCATCAGTTGATGAATTAGCTGAATCTAACAACCCATAATCACCTGTAGGAAAAGCTGTAACTGATGAACCGACTGATTGTCCTGATCCATCAGCAAAAATTATTTGTCCTGCAGTTAGTCTTAAATTACCGTTAACAACTAACGCGTCGGTAGCAGCAGGATTAGTATTTGCAATCGCTAGGTATGTGCCGACAAAAGCGTTACCTGATATTCCTACATTAGCAGTGATGTCAGCATTACCTGTAACTTTGGCTCCGACAGCAGATGTTTCGAACTTCTTAATGTTGTTATGATAAAGTTCTGCTGAACCACCATCAGTAAACACAGCAAGAGTTTCGCTACCTGAACCATTTCTCAAGTTTAAGTTAGTAGAATCGATAAATAAATTTCCACTACCTTGTTCTTGTATAACACTATGGTTTGGGTTGTGAAAAATTCTTAAATCACCACCAGCACCTGCAATAAACTGACCGTTGTCACCTACATGAACATTACCAAAATTAGTGCCATCACCAACCGTTACAGTGGCGTTAGCGGCTACTTCTAACTTGTCCCTGGCATCTATTCCTAAACCGCCCATAAAGGCTGACAGTTTTGTGCTCATTGCGTTCCTTTCATACTCGTATATCTGAGTATATCAAAATTTTTTCGGTTGACCAAACTATTATGTTAAAGCACCTAAATCTTCTGTTGCTAAAGACCCTGACGGGGTTGTTAACATATCAAAAGATGTTAAACTACCTGTAGTTTGACCAAAAGAATCAGTAGCAGTGTTGGCATTATCTAACAAACCATAATCACCTGTAGGAAATGATGCAACAGAAGCTCCAGCTATACCTGCAGCTAGTGCTGCTAAGTTACTGTTAATGTTTTGATCTATTCCATCCAAATGACCAATTTCAGTTGAAGTAATTGCACTAACTTCTATTTTACCTCCGCTACCAGACACGAGAGCTCTTGAGGCAGTAAGATCAGAAGTAGTAACTGTTGAAATAGCTCCCGCTATGTTATTTGTTCTTCTTGTTTCTGCACCAGTGAATTGTGTTTGAATAGCGCTTGTAACACCATCTAAGTGTCCTAGTTCAGTTGAGGTAACTGCTGATACTGCCACTTTACCAGAGCTATCAGAAACTAAAGCTCTTGAAGCAGTTAAATCAGCATCGTCAATTGTGGTAGCAGCCCCAGTTATCGTAGCTTGCTTAGCGTCTAGCTGAGTTTGTATTGCACTAGTAACACCATCAACATGGTTAAGTTCTGTTGCAGTGGCTGTTACATCCGTGCCACCTATCTCTAATGTCGTTGTTTTTAATTCACCTGTAACTGTTGCACCAGTAGATGTGGTTTCAAACTTTTTACTGTTATTGTGATAAAGTTCTACTGCACCATCATCTATAAATTTAGCCATGGTTTCACTTGTTCCCAAGATATCAACCTGAGAGCCACCTATTTTTAAATTACCAGTGCCACCATCTGTTATGTAACTATCAGAGCCATCGTGATAAATCTCTAAATCGCCATCATCACCAAATTTTGCCTTTACATCATCACTAAATGTAATGTTTCCATTGGCTATATCATCTTGATTACTTCGTAAGAACGCACTCGAATTTATGCCATCGAGTTTATCAGCATTTAAATTTGTTACTTTTGTAGTTGATGAAACAGTAAACGGAGCAGTGCCAGTAGCCACAGTTGATGTAATGGAAGTAGCAGTTAAGTCACCAGTATTTGCTGTACCTCTAACATCCAACAAGTGACTTGAAGTTGCAGTGGCATCACCAATGATAACGTTTCCACCTTTTCCTCCAACTGATCTAATAACTACATTTGCAGGAGTTCCAAGACTTATAGTGTCAGTAGCAGGAAGAGTATTACCTCCCACACCAAAACCTTTTCCAATGGTTGCATTACCAGTGATAGTTAAATCATCAGAAATTGTAGCAGTTACAGTATTAGCATTTCTCCTAGACTCTACAGCATCAATTTGAGTTTGAATCGCGCTAGTAACTCCGTCTAGATGACCAAGCTCTGTAGAGGTAACGTCTGATACGGCTACTTTACCAGAACCACTTGATACTAAAGCTCTTGAGGCAGTTAAGTCAGCATCATCAATAGTGGTTGCAGCACCTGTGATAGTGGCTTGTTTACCATCTATTTGTGTTTGTATAGCCCCTGTGACACCATCTAAATGCCCTAACTCTGTAGAAGTAACTGCGGATACCGCTATTTTACCAGAACCACTTGATACTAATGCGCGAGAAGCTGTTAAGTCTGTATCATTAACTGTTGAAATCGCTCCATCTACATTAGAACCTATTAAATTATCTAATGTAGCACCATTTTGGGTAATAGTTGTAGCATTAAGAGTAGTTGCGTTAGCCATGCCCACTATAAGATTAGCAGCACTTACAGGTGATAGTGCAGTATTTGATTTTGGATCTTTTGTATCTGATAGTTTAAAAGTTGTAGCAGACTCATCGTAAAAGAAAGCTGCATTACCTTGGTTACCACGATTAAATAACATACCCACGTCACCACTGGGTGAGCCTGTAACTCCATCAGCAAGCATAATCATGCGATCTTCAACATCAAGGTTTGTTGTGGATACTGTTGTTGTATCTCCGTTAACTGTTAAGTTACCTGTAACAACTAAATCGTCACTCATATTAACTTGACCAGTAAAGGTTGCGCCTGCTAAAGCTGCTTTTCCATCTAGTTGAGTTTGAATAGCTCCTGATACTCCATCTAAATGCCCTAATTCCGTGGCTGTAACATCTGAAACAGCAACTTTGCCTGAACCGTTAGTTACCATAGCTCTTGAAGCTGTAAGGTCAGAAGTGGTAATCGTTGACACTGCGCCAGCTATGTTAGCTGCACGTCTAGTCTCAACTGCGGCTGCATTCGAGCTTACCGTATTTATGTTTGCATCTAATCTAGTAAAAGTAACAAAGTCATTTGAAGCTGAATCTGTAGTAGCAATTTTAGAATCTATTTGCGTCTGGATTGCTCCTGTAACCCCGTCTAAGTGACCAAGCTCCGTTGCAGTAACATCTGATATAGCTATTTTACCTGATCCATTTGTTACCATAGCTCGAGAAGCTGTTAAGTCACCAGTCAAAACTGTTGAAATAGCGCCAGCAATATTTGCTACACGTCTAGTTTCAACTCCAGCTGCGTTATCACTCACAACATTGAGGTTAGCATTTAATCGTGTTTCTGTATCTGATGCAGTGCCAACAGTAGCTGATGCTACGTTATCTTGAACTAAATTTATATTTGCGTTTAATCTTGTGAAAGTTATAAAATCGTTTGAAGCTGCTGATAAGGAATTAGCATTTATTCTTGCTTGTAGCGCTGTGTCTTCAGAGGTGAGAGCAGTAACGTTAGTTGTTAATCTAGCTTGTAATGCAGTGTCTTCATTTGTAAAAGATGTAACGTTTGTAGTTAGCCTTGATTGTAACGCTGTGTCTTCGTTTGTAAATGCGGTTACATTTGTAGTAAGTCTCGCCTGAAGAGCTGTGTCTTCATCTGTCATTACAGTAACATTTGCAACTCTTCTAGCCTCAACTGCTGCAACATTATCTTGTACAACATTGATATTAGCGTTAAGTCTAACATCCTCTGCAGTAAATGCAGTTACATTTGTAGTAAGTCTGGTTTGAAGGGCTGTGTCTTCTGTGTTCATTACATTTACATTAGCAACTCGCCTAACTTCAATGGCGTCTGCGTTTGCATCTAGCACATTGATATTAGCATTAAGTTGTGTAAATGTGATAAAGTCATTAGCTGCTGCAGTTGCGGCAGTTAAATCAGAAATTGTGATTTTTTTAGTTTGATCAGCATTAATGTCTACAATAGGTAACACATCAACAGATGCTACATCTGATGCCGACAGGGCGGTTAGATCAGTAATCTTTACATTAGCCATACAAAATTCCTTTTAGATACAATACCTAGTTTAGATCATTTAAACACATTGCACACAAGGTGTCCAACTAAAAATGTTTATCTGAATTGCTTTTGTGTTATGAGTGTCAAACCGTCTTGAGTTAGTAATCCTTGAGCATTTTCTGCAATGAGACGATCACCTGTGGTTTCAAAATCTTGCTCTATCACCATGAGGTGTAATGGATTTTGTAAAGTTATAAAGTTTCCATCTTGAGTTATTAAAGGATCTTTAGTTACAACAAAATCAGCTGAAACGTCTGCTTCTTGAGTAACAAAAAATTCACCACGTTGAGAAATGATGGAGTCTAATGATTGGGTTAAAATACGAAACCCATCATCCGTTGTTACGTCTGCAAATATTCTTTTGATGGAGCTGAGGGATAACCCTAACCTCAACTTAGGCATCTTTAATCTCTTTCGGAGATGAACAAAGTTCCTGAAGTGGAGTTGCCAATGACTGCTACAAAACGATCATTGTTTTCTGATACAACTTCGGGACCAAGTGATACATCATATGGCACGGTTTTAGGTAAAAAATGTGAGTTGGTGGAGTTAGCTGATACAGAATCTGATTCTCCAGTTTCAAAAAATGCGTCTTCAGTAGAATAAAGCGTTACAACTCGAACAGAGTTGGAAATGCGTGGAGAGGCATTAGAGGTTGATGTGGTAAACGGAACTTGGTGTCCCCCATTTGGTCTAAATCCTAATACGGGAATCGGTTCGTTGGCATTATCTTTAGGTTGTTGACTCATATTCTATTTCCTTTGGTCTACCAGCTGGACGCGGTCTTAACTGTTCAGCATCATTTACAATTAATGATACAATCAGTATTGCAGATATCAAGATTGTTGTCATTTTATTTTTTCTTAAATGCAATATCACGTCTCTCTTTTTTCTGCCACATTCGAAGCATTAACAGTTGTTGATATTGCACCATTTTGTTTCTTGCTAAAGCGTTTTGATCATATCTTCGAGCCACAAAGTGAATAAAACAATCATCATCACAGTCATAAGGTCTTCGTGACCACAGTAAATATTTTTTTAAGTTGAGAGCTGTGTGTCCAAATTGATCAATCCAAACTCCAATAAAATTTTGATCATAGATGGGAAAGTCGGGTCGTTTAAAATTCCAAAGAGCCACAAGATAGTTTATTATATCATTTCGCTCTGGCCAAGATAAATGAGATTGATCAATCATCCATTGAGCCATTTCACCAACGCGAGTTCCAAAAAACAAGCCGCCTTGAGGAAATGACATGGTTATGTTGTCATAATCTTTTTGTCTGTTTTCAATGGTAAAGCCTGATTGCCATTCAAACTGTGGATTGCCTTGCACAATTATATCAGTATCCACCCACATTAGG